TATCTGGATGAGCATTTTCATTTTATTGAAAGCGGTGAAGAAGTCCCAACGATTGATTACATCTTAGAAAGAGCCAAGCAGATAAATTTGCGCTTTGGATTGGATGGTCTGGTCATTGACCCGTTTAATAAGATTGATGCGTCACGAGAAGGCGGCAAGCGTGAGGATGAACACATCAGAGACCTTATAGCGAAGTGTCAGAAGTTTGCTCAGTATTACAACGTGACAGTTTGGATGGTGGCACATCCTCATAAGTTGTATCGGACAGACGATGGCATTATCCCACCCCCAGACCTTTACCAAGTGGCGGGGTCAGCGCATTGGAACAACATGACAGACATCGGCATGGTCGTACATAGAGATTTTGAAACAAATGAAACCAGAGTCATTATGCGTAAGGTCAGAGAGCAAGACGTATATGGTCAGATAGGAGAGTGCTATTTCACTTATAACACCACCACTAGATGCTACGAAGAGCTTGAGAATAGTGCTTAGAGATGCTATAAAAATAAGACTGTTCGTTAGAGGCTGGCCCTTTGTGGGTCAGTCTCAACAGGCACAGAATGATAAAGCTTTTTGAATATCTTTGCCCTGAGCTTCACAGGCACATAATGTTTATCATCAGGGTCACACCATCAATTATAATTATCACATCATTGCTTTTTATATTTCTGTTGCAATTAAAGATTATTGAAATTGGTGGGTATTGATGGGCAAGCGTAGTGACTTCAAAAGAAACCCACGGGACTATTACCCAACACCCATTGAGGCGGTCATTCCTCTCATACCCCACTTGCCGAGTGTCGGACTATTCGCAGAGCCATGTGCAGGTGATGGCAGACTGATTAGTCACATCGAAAAGCTCACGGGTCTCAACGCCTACTGGATGACAGACATCGAGCCAAGGAATGAACACATCGGGGAAGGTGACGCAACCGCAGACCAGATAGTCGGGTGTTCCTTATGTATTACCAACCCACCTTGGGGCAGACACATCTTGCACCCCATCATCGAGAACCTATCAGCGCAGATACCCACATGGTTACTCATAGACGCAGACTGGTCACATACTAAGCAAGCCAGACCATATCTCACCAGATGCTCCCACATTGTCGCCATAGGCCGTGTCAAATGGATTGAAGGCTCAAAGCATACAGGTAAGGATAACGCCTGTTGGTATCGGTTCACACCACAGGAGACAGATACAATATTCATCAACGCTTGATGATTGTCCCGAATTGTATTAATTAATTAGGACAGTGTAACCAAAAAGCATGGGTGTTTGAGATGGCTCAAAGAGTTAAGGCCGCAGTAAAGCAAGCAATTAAAGAAGAATATATCCAAGGCTCTGTTGATGATGAGGGCGTGAGACAGCAACCATCAATGAGAGATTTGTCCCGTAAGTATGATGTTGCGGTTAACAGCATTAGTCGATGGGCAAAGCATGAAGATTGGGTCAGAGAGCGTCAGCAGTTTCAGAACAGCCTCAACAAGAAGGTCAAGGCCAAGCGCATCGAGAAGATGGTGAGCAAGGCCACAAAGTTTGATGAGAATTGCCTGACAAACGCACAGGAGATGCTCAAGGACATCACACGGCGGCTCAGAGAGCATGAGAAGGCTCTTAATGGGGACAAAGATGCAAAAGAGCTATCCGTATATCATTTGCGTGAGTTGAGTCAGGTGGCTCTTAACAGCCAGAAGCTAGGCCGACTCGCATTAGGCGAAGCATCAGAAATTCACAAAGGGACGATTGATGTTGATGGAGACGAACACTTTAGACGAAGTGTTGAAAGACTACTCGCATTACAAAACGGACGAGCAGAGACTTTCAGCGAGGTTCATTAGTGAGTGGGGCGCAACAGCTAGAGAAAAACAGCTAACACCCAACGGGCCTTGGAACTTTTGGCTGATACTGGCGGGTCGTGGTTGGGGTAAGACTCGAACAGGCGCACAGGACATCATTCAATATGCGTTGCTCAACGAAAACGTAAACTGTGCAGTTGTCACCCCGACATTCGGAGACCTAAAGCGTGTAGCGTTTGGTGGTGTCTCTGGCATCATGTCACTCATACCAAGAGCCTGTCTTATGGAGGGGCGGGGTCAGGGCTTTAGCTCAAGCAACCAAGAGATACGCCTCAAGAATGGCTCAAAGATAATTGGCTTTAGCGCAACAGAACCCGATAGGTTGCGTGGGCCGCAGTTTCACAGAGCATGGTGTGACGAGCTTGCGGCGTGGAGATACCCAGAAACATTTGACCAATTACTCTTTGGTTTACGTCTAGGGGACAAGCCTCAGTGTGTCATCACAACCACACCCAAACCGACTGAAATAATCCGTAACATTATGGGTCGTAAGGATGTGCATATCACGACAGGAAGCACGTTCGATAATTCGGAGAACCTTGCGCCATCAGCATTGGCGGCTTTAGAAGAGAGATATGGCGGCACTACGCTTGGGCGGCAAGAATTATATGCGGAAATTGTTGAGGACATCGAGGGGGCGTTGTGGAGTCGTGAGGAGCTAGAGCGTACACGCATCCCAGAGGGACACATGCCAGAGATGAAAAGGGTTGTGGTTGGCATTGACCCAGCGGTGACCAACAACGAACACAGTGACGAAACAGGCATTATTGTTGCGGGTCGTGGCATTGATGACAGGTTTTACATCATTGATGACGTATCACATAAGAACAGCCCAGATGGATGGATGCGTGAGGCTGTCAGGGCGTATTACAAGCATCAGGCAGATAGAGTTGTGGTCGAGGTCAACAACGGAGGCGACTTGGTGCAGAACCTATTGAACACGATTGATAAGGCTGTCCCATTACGCTCAGTCAGGGCTACGAGAGGCAAGATGGTACGAGCAGAACCTATCGCCGCCCTGTATGAACAAAAAAAGGTGTCACATTGTGGAATATTTGCTAAGTTAGAAGAACAGATGTGTTTTTATACTGGCGATGGAAAGTCACCAGACAGATTGGATGCTCTAGTGTGGGCATTAACAGAGTTAAGCCGTTCAGATGGACAGGCACAGTGGAGAATTAGCTAATGCCGACATTCAGACAGCGACTAGCCAGCTTTATCAGCCCGCCCAGCCTTGAGCGTAAAGAGTTCCCTATGGTCATGTATCAAGGCGTGACAGCATATAACCAAAGCAAATACACCTATCAACGCCTGTCCCAAGAGGGCTATCAACAGAATGCGATTGTCTACAGGTGTATCAATGAGATTGCCAACGGAGCAAGTGCGGTAAAGTTTCAGGTGTTCGATGGCGATACACAGATTGAAAACCACCCGCTTGAGATGTTGCTCAACAGACCAAACGCACAGATGGCAGGGTCAGAGTATTTCCAATCACTGTATTCCTATTTATTGCTTGATGGCAACTCATACGCATTACGCTCCGATGTGAATGGGCGGCCTAGTGAATTGCATATCCTACGCCCAGACCGCATGACAATCACGCCAAGCAAGACCCAGATACCAAAGAATTATCAATACAAGATAAATGGGCAGGTAGCGGCTCAGTATGATGTAGACCAAGAGACAGGTGCATCAGAGGTTAAGCATCTAAAGTTGTGGAATCCATTAGATGATTATTATGGGCTGTCTCCAATTAGTGCGGCGGCAGTGGATATTGACCAGCACAACTTGGCGGCACGGCACAATGTCAATCTCCTCAATAACGGAGCTAGACCATCAGGGGCAATCGTATTCAAACCTAAAGATGATGCAGGTATGCCTGTTCAGTTATCAGAGTCACAAAGGCAACAACTCCATACAGACCTCAATGCGAGGTTTAGCGGCCCAGACAATTCAGGCCGTGCAATGTTGCTTGAGGGTGACTTTGATTGGAAAGAGATGGGTTTGACACCAAAAGACATGGATTTCCTTGAATTGAAGAACATGAGCGCAAGGGATATAGCGTTGTGCTTTGGTGTCCCTAGTCAGTTGGTTGGTGTCCCAGATGCTCAAACATACGCCAATGTCCAAGAGGCGAGGCTTGCGCTGTATGAGGATACAATCGTGCCATTGATGATGCGGATGCAGAGCGACTTAAACGAATGGCTTGCTCCATCTTATGGTGAGAATATCCAAATCAGATACGACATTGACTCTATTCCAGCGATGGCAGAGCGCAGACGCAGAATATACGACAACGTGATTAATGCAGTGCGTGAGGGTATCATCAGCAGAAACGAAGCCAGACAGCGTTTAGGGCTGGATGATATTACAGGCGGTGATGATGTTTATATTGCGGCTAATTTATTCCCATTAGGCGCACCTAACACGGAGGATGCAGATGACGAAGATGCAAAAGATATTTATGGCGGTAAAAGCGAAGTTGAGCGAGATGTATTCACTACTGAAGGCGAAGCTGAAGAACGTGCTGAACAGATAGGGTGCAGTGGGACACACGCCCATGAGACTGAAAACGGCACTGTTTATATGCCTTGTTCAAGTCATGCCGATTACACACGGCTTACAGGAGATGACTTAGAGACACCGAAGGCAGAACAAGACATTGACACAAAGCCAACAGAGGCGATGTCAAACGCCGCCAGACGAGGGCTTGAGATGCGCCGAGAGTTTGGAAGGGGTGGCACAGCCGTTGGTGTGGCGAGGGCAAACCAGTTGGTGAGGCGTGAGAACCTGTCACCATCCACTGTGAGGCGTATGCATAGCTTTTTCAGCCGCCATGAGGTTGATAAACAGGCCGAGGGCTTCCGTGAAGGTGAGGATGGCTATCCAAGTGCAGGAAAGATTGCCAATTTGCTTTGGGGTGGCGATTCAGGTCAAGCATGGGCAAGGCGTAAGGTTGAACAATTAAACCGAGAGCGTGACAAAAACTTTTCAGTCGATGCGTTAGTTGATGGTGTGTTTGAGAGCAAAGCAGAGGTTTCAGCAAAGATTAAGAAGGCTCTGGCAAACAAGGTTAAAGACCACAATGACGAACACGGAGACAAGAAGGGCAAGCGAGTGACCCAGAGAATGCTTGAGGCGGTGTTCCGTAGGGGTGTTGGAGCGTATAATACAAACCCGCAAAGCGTTAGGCCATCGGTAACAAGTAGTGACCAGTGGGCATTAGCTAGAGTCAATGTTTTCTTAGCGGCAGTTAGAACAGGCAGATACAAGTCTGGCAAGTTTGATAGAGACCTATTGCCAGAAGGCCACCCTTTAAAAAGCGATAAGAAAAAATGACCATTGATGCGAAATATGGCATCCAGATTCACGAGGGGATGATTGCCAGACACCGCCCAGCGTTCAAGTTTGGCTATAATGCGGCAGTAGGAACAGACGAGGAGACAGTCTGGTCACAGGGCGGCACATATTCTTATCTGTCATCAGCCAGTGTCCTGAAGGTCTCAAGCAGTAATGACAGCGACACATCAACGCTTACGATTGAGGGGCTTGATGCAAATTATGACGAAATATCCGAGAGCGTAACGATTACAGGTCAAACCGCAGTCAATACGACAAACAGTTTTTTGCGGGTCAATCGGATGTTTGTAACCGCAGACGAACCAACAGGTGACATCTATGCAGGGACAGGGACAGTGTCGTCAGGTGTTCCAGCAAATAAATATGGCAAAATAGATGCAGGTGAAAATCAAACCTTGCAGAGTGTTTATTCAGTCCCCAGAAATCATACGGCTTATATTTTTAATATAACAGTATCATCAGGCACAACGGCGGCAAATAAATTCGCAACAGCCAGATTTGTTTTGCGGGAGTTTGGTGGTGTATTTCGGACGCAGACTGTGACGACATTGCACAATAATTTTGCTCAATATGTGTTGGGTGTCCCGATTGCGATGCCAGCTAAGTCAGATATTGAGATGAGGGCGTTGGTTAGTTCAGGGTCGGATGCAATTTCTGGCACATTCAGCTATGTCATAGTCAAAGATGAAAACAGCTAAGAAGCAGAGGCGTGGTCGGCTTATATCGGCACGGCGAGAGGTCGCAGAGCAGAACCGCATCCGCAATGGATATGAGCGCAACCTTGCAAAGCAACTTGTCACAGTATTCAACCGCATAGGACGCAGGGCTGGAGAGCAATACCAGCAGGGCGGATTGAGGACAATCAATCGCAATCAAAACACCCAAGACCTTGCGGCAGTCATTATTCCCAGCGTCAGGGCTACAATGACCGCCATGATTGACAGGTTTCAATTAATCAGTCCAAAGCAATCGCCGTATGAGCGATTTATAGAGCAATATATCAACACACAGGTCGGTTCACACATCCAAAACATCGAAGCGACAACGATGAATCAGATACGCAGGGCGATTCTTGAGGGAACAGAGCAAGACTTAGGCCCAGAACCTATTTCAAGGCTCATACGAGGCCGTGTAGGGGGTGACTTTGGTCGGCGTAGGGCAATCACTATCGCAAGGACAGAAACGCACTCAGCGGCCTCCTATGCCAATAATGCGGTTGCCAAGGAATCAGGCGTAAACCTCAAAAAGCGATGGGTCAGCACCAATGACGAGCGCACGAGAGAGCATCACAGGGCTATCAATGGTCAAGAGGTGGGCATGGATGAGGATTTCATTGTCCCATACAAGGGTGTGGACTATGCAATGGGATTTGCTGGAGACCCAAGGGGCGGCCCTGCAAATGTGATAAATTGCAGATGTGTCATTGTTTATTTTGAGGATGAGGATGTCATCATTGATGACCCTGTTACAGAGCCAGTGACAGAGCCAGACTTTGTTGACCCAACGCCAGAACCAGAAATACCAAAGCTGGCGAGTTTCAAGATTACGCCATTGTCAGCAATTACGTTCAGAGATGCAAAGACAGCCAGAAAGAATGTGCAAGAGTATGTTGATGAAGGTAACAAAGACCCAAGGCATCTATCGGAGACTCGATTTGCTGGAAGCTCAAACCTAGCATTTGGCAAAACACCCGACGGGTTTGATAAAGAGATTTACGTCGCCCTTGATGCTATACTTGAGGACTTTAAAAAACTTGCGCTTATTTTTAATGTGCCTGATTTAAGAGGTTTTGCACAGGTTCCAAAGCGTAGGCAAAAAAGAGCCAATGCGTCTATGGGCGATGCTGTCATGGACATCAACAATTCCCGCATGGGCAGAGATGGGCGTTTAGGCTCAGAGGAAAGGTGGCGGTTAGAAGGGGAAACAAACACATGGATACGACCAGACGGGCCAGAAAAAGAAAAATGGAACGCAGTTAAGGGGGATAGACCTTGGAGCGTTGCCGCTTATCAATCAACGAGATTTGAACAATTCCGAAGCACAATGATTCACGAATTTGCACACCACGTTCATCAGATGTATAAAATCAATAAGGCCGAGGTTGACGATAAGCTATCGAGAGGCAGGTGGCGTGATGTAGAACCGCCCATTGAGCGCAAAATCAAGTTTACACGAAACAGGCAAGGCGCAAGTGAGTATTCAGACCACAACGCCAAGGAATGGTTTGCAGAGAACTTTGCAACTTATTTCAACGGCAGACCAGATTTAGCAGACCCCAAATTCATCAAGATAATCGAAGAAATGGCAGAAGGAGCATATGATGACTTATAATGAGCTTACAGAAGAACAGCAAAGCGCAGTGGACGCAATCAAGAAAATCACAAACGAAAATGAGGACTTTCTGACGGACGAACAGATTGCCGAGATTGATAAATTGGCAGAGGACTTGCCTGAAGATTTCCAGCCTTGGATTGGTGAGCTTTTAGCACTTTACGAATACGCATAAAAAACCGCCCCCAAGGGAGGTTGAGGGCGGTGAACTTGGTGATTCGTTTTTAGAATAAATTAATAATTGCCTATTGTCATCTCCTTATAAGGCTCATAGTCAAGAATAATCTCTAAGCCAGAATTATTCTCTATGCTTTCAATCTGTATCTCTTTCGATATTTGAAAGCCGTGTTTTTCAATTATCATCTCAGTTGATTGCAATAATTCATCAATCATCATTTTAATTTTTGAGTCTTTATCTGTCATATCTTAGTCCAATCTATCTTGTGCGTAAGCTGTGATGCCATACTTTTTGAGAACATCCGCATATGCCTTTGCCCCAGCAGATTTGGCATCTACGTTTTGACCGAAGTGGTTAGCAGGGTTGTAAACTTCAAAGCCTCTGCCAAACATGCGTTTTTTAAAGCCAGCCGCTTTCATAGCCTTACCAGTTTTTGAGCGCAGGTCGCAGGGAATTGTAACCCAAGCAAAACCGCACGGATACTCAGGCTCGCCGTAACGACAGTCTGGTTTGTTTGCCATATGCTCTGCAAGAAACTTTGCAGTTGCTTCTTTAGCGGCGGCGGTTGCTTCTTCGTGAATTTGAATAAAATCTAACATTAATATCTCCTTGAGTTAGTAGGGGCGGCTTACACCGCCCCCGATAAATTAAAAATTATAGTCGTGGAATTTTATGGCGGAATTTGAAAGGTGATGCTTGCCATAAGAAGACTTCCAAGCACCATTCTTGTTAAGTCTGGCACGAATTACAGGGTTTGCTTCGTTGCTTTTGATATTCCAAACTTGCTTGTCTTGGTTAACACAATGACCAGCAAAACCGCCCGAAATCCATTCAGGCTTCCATTCGCCTTTTTCTGCATCCATCTCGCGGATTTCAATGGTCTTATCAGAAATCACACGAACAATCTCAAAAGGCGTAGCATCTGAATATCCATGAAAATTAGCATATTCATACTCAATAGCCTCAACCTTAAATGAGTGAAGCTTTATTCCATGTTTAGTTTTGTCAACAGATGAAAGCTTTGATATTGCGTTGTGTGCATCCTGCTCAGTTGAGAAAGATGAGGCTTCTTGAGCATGTATCGTGTGGCTGATTTTTCCACGCTCTAGTGACTCTTCAACATCTACAAAAAATTCGTTATTGTGGAGGTCTAAGACTTCACCTTCGTAAGTTCTCATAGTTATGATAGTTTTGATATAAAATTTAGTAAACATTTAAATCTCCTTGAGTTTCATTTAACAATATAAAGAATATAAATGTTATTGGAATAACATTCAACCCCTAAATTAAATAATTTGTAATTATTTTTATCTCAAGATATAGTGGTCATATTATGCCGATACCACAACCCAATGCGGGTGAGAGTGATAAGGACTATATGGAGCGTTGCATGGGCAACGACACCATGCTTGCGGAATACCCAAACACCAGCCAGAGGGCGGCGGTTTGCATGACACAGATGGAGCCAAAGATGACAGATGAGCTTGATACAAACTATCTGGACACTGTTGCAGAAATCAAAGCCTATCATGACGATGATGATGAGGATAAGGGTGAGTTTGAAGGCTACGCATCTATTTTCGGAAACAAAGACCTTGGCAACGATGTTGTTGATATGGGCGCATTCAAAAAATCATTGCGCCGCCGTGGGGCGAAGGGTGTAAAACTTTTATATCAACACGATACCAAACAGCCCATTGGTGTGTTTGATAATATCAAAGAGGATGACCGAGGGCTGTATGTCAAAGGCCGCTTGGCACTTGGCACACAAAAAGGTCGAGAGGTATTTGAATTGATGAAGATGGGAGCCATTGATGGGCTGTCCATCGGATATAAGGTTGACAGCAAGGGTTATCAATATGACCAAGGCGGCAAGCGTAGACGCTTGAAAGAGGTTGACCTTATGGAAATTTCTGCCGTGACTTTCCCGATGAACCCACAGGCTACAATTCAGGCTGTGAAAGCGGAGGGTCGCACAGTTAGGGAGTGGGAGGGTTTTCTTCGGGATGAAGGAGACCTGAGCCGTTCCGATGCAAAGATAGCGGCAAAGGCCGTTATTGACGCTTTGACTTGTCGGGATGACGAGACACAAGCTGACTTAATCAACGCTATAAAGCAAGTAACCGAAACCATGAAAGGCTAGTAAAATGACAGATGAAGTCAAAAACTATGTTGAGGAAATGGGACGGACTTTTGAGGAATTTAAGTCAACGATGGAAACTCGTTTGTCTGAAGTTGAATCAAAAGGCCAAGCAGACCCTTTGACCGAGACAAAACTCAACAACATTGAGGGAGACCTTGATAAGCTTGAGGATTTCAACCAGAAGCTAACTCTGCAAGAGCAAGAGCATAAGCAACTGGAAGAAAAATTAACACGCTTCGAAACAATGCTGAAGCGTCCTGATGCCGCTATTGAAACCGCAAATGTCGATATGGCAGTTAAGGCGTTTGACCAGTATCTTCGTAAAGGTGACAGCGACCTCACACCAGAGGAAAAGAAATCCTTAACAGTCGGTGATAATACCGCCGCAGGTTTTCTTGCACCACCAGAGTATGTCAATGAACTGATTAAAACTGTAACCGAGATTTCACCAATGCGTTCAATCGCAAGAGTGCGTCCGACCACACAGAAGTCAGTCCAGATGCCATCACGCACAGCTACTTTCTCCGCCGTATTTACAGCAGAGCAAGGCACACGTTCTGAAACAACAGGATACACAACTCAGCAGGAAGAAATTCCTACACACGAGATGTATGCCCTTGTTGATATTTCTGAGCAATTGCTTGAGGACAGTGTTTTTAATCTTGAGGCAGAGATGCAACAAGAGTTCGCTACACAGTTCGCAAAAGCTGAAGGTACAAAGTTCGTAACAGGCACAGGCGTTGGAGCACCAGAAGGCATTACAATTAATGCCGATGTTGCAACAACTAACTCTGGCTCTGGTACAGTATTGACAGCCAATGGATTGCTTGACCTTGTTCACGCAATTAAGTCTGACTATACGAACAATGCTACATTTGTGTTTAACCGCACTACATTAGCGGCAATTCGTAAGTTGCAAGACACCGCAGGTCAGTATGTATTCCAAGCTGGTATGCTTCTCACAGGTGGCGTTCCTAATACAATTCTAGGATATCCATATGTTGAAATGCCAGATATGCCAGACGTTGCGTCAAGCGCAAAGCCTGTTGCATTCGGTGACTTTAGCCGTGGATACATGATTGTAGACCGAGTAGGTCTGGCAGTTCTTCGTGACCCATTCACACAGGCGACTAGCGGCAATGTCCGTTATTATGCCCGTAAGCGTGTTGGTGGTCAGGTTGTTCTTGCTGAAGCAATCCGTACACAAACTATTAGCGCATAAGGAGTAAGATATGTACGATTTATCAAATTCCATAAACCCAGCCGTATCACTTGCCGCCGCCGTTCGCACAGCCGCCGCAAATGGTACAGGTGTTGACCTTAAAGGCTATGAAAGTGCAACCATCCTTGTTGACGTAGGTGCTGAAGGCGACACTTTGTCTGGCTCAGTATTTTTTGAGGTTTCATTGGAAGAATCCGATGACGACTCAACATACACTGATGTTGCACAGGCAGGTATCATTGACGGCACTATTGCCGCAGGTGGTATCTTTTTGAAGCTTGACGGGACAGCAGGTGGTAACCCTGACTCAACAGGCGGTATTTTCCGTGTCGGTTATGTCGGCGGGAAAAGATACGTCCGTGTAGTTCTTGCTAAGACAGGCACACATTCAACTGGCACACCTATCGGTGCTATGGTTGTGCGTGGTCATGCAAGACATACAGGTGACAATGCATTTACACCACATAATGCATAAGTAATCCCTCTGGAAGTGCGGGGTTCTCCTCTTTGCCCCGCACTTCTTAGGAGTTTAATATGACTATAAAAATTTTACATAGATGCCAAGCCGCCGCAGATGAACACGGGTCTGTAACTCGTTACTATGAGGTCGGTGATGTTGTTGAAACTGCACAGCCTTGGCAAGCAAAAATCGCATCAGCACTAGTTGAGGCTGGTCTAGCCGCCGAGACAAAGGTGGTAAAACCAAAAGAAACTAAAACCAAAGCTAAGAAATAGGTGATTAATGGCAGGTCTCACAATCGTTGCAGATGTTTCAGACGAGCCAATCAGCGCAGACAATGTGCGTGAATATGCACACATAGATGATGGCGTAGAAACCACAGTCATCACCAATATGATAAAGTCCTCACGTTTGTATGTTGAGAATTACTTGGGGCGCAGTCTCTTGAACCGCACACTCAAACTAAGCATTGATTATGTTGATGAGGTTGACCAGCCACTTTGGGAAGGCACACGCATCGGGCCTGATATGGCTATTAGGCGCAGATATATACAGCTACCTAGACCTCCAGTTGTAAGCGTGACCCATGTGAAAACTTTTGATGATTCTGATACGGAAACCACGCTTGCATCTAGTAAATACTATGTTGACAATCAGCGAGAGCCAGCAAGGGTTGTGCTTCGCAATGGCGAGACATGGCCCACGGCTTTGAGGGTGGCGAATGCAATAGAGATTACTTATGTCTCAGGCTATGGCGCATCACGCTCAAACGTGCCAGAGGCGATTATTCAAGGGCTATTGAGCCACATAACATTTATGTATGAGAACAGAGGCGATGCATATGGTAAGCCACAGAACCCACTACCTCATTCAATCAAATATCTTCTTGACCCATACAAGGTTCTAAACTTTAGCACAGACCCATTCAACGACAGCGTGTCAGGTTATTGATATGATTGGGGCTATGCGGCATCAGGTTAAGATACAGTCGCAGTCTGGTTCAGCAGATGGTGGCGGCTCAACTAATTTATCATATTCAAATGTGGCAACAGTTAATGCTTCTATAAAACCAATGTCGGGCGGTGATAGGCTATTTGGTGACCAGATAGAGGAGCGTATAACTCATATGATAACCATACGCTTTAGGCGTGATGTCACTTATAAAAACCGCCTGAAGTATGATTTTGCGGATGGCGGGACAAACTACAGCCGCATATTTAATATTCGTAGGGTTATCAATCGGGACACACGCAACAGGTTTCTTGATATTCTTTGCGAGGAAGGGGTTGCGACATGAGGGTGTCTGTTGACGTTAAGCACAAAAGCAAGATTAAGAGTGTTACAGGCCAGTACGAAAAGCAAGCGCAAAGGGCTGTGTTTTTGGGTTGTTCAAAGATACAGGAAATAGCAATCACTGAAATCCCTAGCGGTGGTAGGACAGGCCGTCAATATCGCAGAGGTGGCAAAATGCATACAGCGTCAGCCGCAGGCGAATATCCAGCATCAGATAATGGCAATCTTGTTCAAAACATTTTTGTTAATATTGCAGTTGGCGGTCTTTCGGGGGTTGTTGAAAGCAAGGCAAATTATTCATCCATGCTTGAGTATGGCACAAGCAAGATGGCGGCAAGACCATTCATGCAACCATCAGCAGAAAGAGCAAGGCCGTTCATTCGTAAGAAATTTGCGGAGCTAAAAGCAAAATGAGTCTACACAGTTGGCCCTTACAGCAAGCTATATTCTCAAAGCTCAATGGCGCAAGCCTTGTGAACTACGATGGTGATGCGATTACAGGTGTGTTTGATGATGTCCCAGAGCAGACAGTTTATCCCTATGTCGTTATCGGTGAAGAGACCGCTACGGAGAATGGGGCAAAAGATGTTGATGCCCACGAGCATACTTTGACAATCCATGTTTGGTCACAGTATCGGGGACTCCAAGACATCAAAAAAATCATGCAACAAATATATACTCAGCTTCATAATACTGCTATAACAGTATCAGGTGCTAACCTT